TATTAGTGGTGTTCGGACCCCATATCCAACTAAACACCACATTCCACAATATCAGTTACTGACGTTTACTCCTTTGACGCAGTTGCCCCGCTCCGGCGGGGCTTTTCTATTGCGAGTTCATTTCCCCGGTTTCTGTGATATACTCTGTATAGGGCTAAAGCCCCGGCAACCGCGATAGAACCGGCATGTAAGTGGGCGCGGCAGCTACAAAGAAGTAGTGGACCACTCATGCCATTCAATTAAAACTTACAGAATTAATGGGGTGACGCAATATTATTCCAACGGTGCTTAGGGCTGCACTGTAAAATCCAATCTGACATTTCCTAGCTTTCCCCGTAATTTGTTCAGGGCTTCGAAATTTTTAAAATGTGAGCGTCAGGTAACATGATACGCATAAAGATTGGAAAGCCCTATTCACAATGATTACCCCAGAAAAGAAAGTTAAACGAAACGTAGTTTCTGTTCTTACAGAATTAAATGCCTATTACTTTTATCCTGCTACCGGCGGGTATGGTCGCAGCGGAATTCCCGATGTAATTGCTTGCCTCGATGGTCATTTTATTGGCATCGAATGTAAAGCTGGCTCTAATAAAATAACTCCCTTGCAGAAAAGAGAACTTCAAGCTATAGAAGATTCTGGCGGTACAGCAATAATTTATACAGAACCCTCCATGACAAAACAAAATCTAAGGGAATTAATTACAAGCGGGAAGGGAACTGGCAAGGATTAGTGAGCAGGAGACATAAAATGAAAAAAATTAAATGTATTGACGCAATTTCAGCAGCAACTATAAATCTTAATGAAGAAGAGGCTTTTTATGTTTCAAATATCTTGCGTGGCCTCTGGAAATATTCAAAAACTAAAGAAACTAAAGAACTTTATTCAATTCAGACATACATGAATAAATTGGTTGATCATGTTGGGTATAAATTAAATGCTGTATGAATTAATCTTTAACATTTTGTTCCTCAAACACAAAAATAATTTTGAGTAACATGGATGATAAAACAGAGTTGATACAGCGTTGTATTGATGAGAAATTAAAATACCAAATAGAAAGCGAAGCTGCGCGAACGTGGGCAGCTAGTGCCATAACAAATGGAAACTTTAGTAGATGGATAAAAATATTAGAAATAGGCACTTTTAATTTAATAGAACGTTTAGCAATAAAGGCAGCTTTATATAATCATAAACGTATGGCAACGAAAAAAATAATTTACGACACATTATTGCGTGGAGAATATGTTTCTGAGTCAAAAAGAAAAAATTAAATGCAAATAGTTACACTCGACTTTGAAACTTTTTATGACAGGAAATACAGTCTGTCAAAACTCACAACTGAGGAATATATACGTGACCATCGTTTTGAAACGATTGGCGTTGCTACAAAAATAAATAAAGAAGAAGCAACGTGGTGTAGTGGTGAACATTGCGAAATACAGAATTATTTAGATGATATAGATTGGGATAATTCCATCATGGCAGCGCATAACGCCATGTTCGATGCTGCTATTCTTTCTTGGCACTTTGATATAAAACCAAAAATAATTGCAGATACATTATCAATGTCGAGAGCTATTGATGGAGTTAATGTAAAACATAGTTTAGCTGCTGCCGCTGCTCGATATAAATTAGGACAGAAAGGAACTGAAGCTATAACTGCATTGGGCAAACAAAGAAAAGATTTCAATGCCGAAGAATTAAATCAGTACAAAGAGTATTGTATTAACGATGTTGAATTATGTTTTAAATTATTTTGTTTATATGGAAAACAATTTAGTCATGAAGAACTGGAGATAATTAATCTGACTATAAAAATGTTCAGCGAACCTATTTTAGAATTAGATATTCCGATGTTAGAACAGCATCTTCAAGACATAAAAACTAAAAAAGAAACTTTAATGGCCGCTGCTAATATCAGTAGTGAAATTTTACAATCCAACCCTAAATTTGCTGAATATTTAAAATTATTGGGCGTAACACCACCGTTGAAGATATCTCCCCGTACTGGACAAAAAACTTTTGCCTTTGCGAAAACTGACGAAGGGATGCAGAAATTACGGGATCATCCCAACATTGCCGTTCAAACATTGGCTGCGGCTCGTATCGGGGTTAAATCTACAATTGAAGAAACGCGAACGGAGAGATTCCTTGGCATTGCAAAACGAGCAGGAGTTTTACCGGTGCCTCTGCGGTACTACGCTGCTCATACAGGACGATGGGGTGGTAGTGACAAACTTAATATGCAGAATTTACCAACCCGTAAAGGCAATACTATTAAAAGAACTGTTGTTGCTCCTAAAAACCATTTAATTATTGATGCCGACTCCGCACAAATAGAAGCAAGAGTGTTGGCATGGCTTGCTGGTCAAAACGATTTAGTGGAAGCATTCGCAGAAGAACAAGACGTTTATAAAATTATGGCTTCAACCATATATGACAAAGAACCATCTGATATAACAAAGGACGAAAGGTTTGTAGGCAAGTCAGTTATTCTTGGATCGGGTTATGGTATGGGGGCTAAAAAATTCCAAGCACAATTACATGGCTTTGAAGTTGAAATAGAACTCGGAGAAGCGCAAAGAATTATTAATGCGTACAGAGATAATTACGCGAATATTCCTGCTCTGTGGAAAGATGGTCAAATTTGTTTACATGCAATGTTAGATGATCAAACAGCAACATTTGGTACTCAACCACAAGCAATATATTTAGATGTTAATGAGATAAATGGAAATATTGGATTTAAATTACCAAATAAAATGATGTTAATTTATCCAGAATTAGAACGTGATAAGGAATGGCAATATTCTTATTTATCTAAAAATAACACACGTACAAAAATATATGGCGGTAAAGTTATAGAGAATGTTTGCCAAGCTATTGCACGATGTATTATTTCATGGCAAATGATTAAGATTTCAAAAAAATATAAAGTCGCTTTAACAGTACATGACTCAATCGTTTGTGTGGTAAGAAAAACCGAAAAAGAAAAGGCGCGAAGTTACATAGAAAACATAATGAAAACTTCGCCAAAATGGGCAACGGGATTACCGCTTAATTGTGATATTGGAAGTGTTGTACGCAGTTCGCAATAATGATGGAAGCCTGTATGCACTGATTGACGGTCCACTGGGAGAGGTAAATCTGACCCCGCTGACCTACGCCCAAGACGGGGAAGAGCGGGAATTGTTCTTCGAGTGGCTTACGGGGAGAGTCCCGCCAGAATGAATTTTTGTTGGTCCTATTCGTCGCTATCTTTGTTTACGCAATGTGCCCGGAAGTTTCATCGGCTACGTATTTTAAAAGATATAGTAGAGCCAGAATCACGCCATTTAACCTATGGTAAGGAAGTTCACAAAGTTGCTGAAGAATACGGACGCGACAACAAAGAAATTCCAGAAGAACATAAGTTTATTAAACCACACGTAGATATTTTATTAGATACAAAAGGGGATAAATTTTTTGAACATAAGATGGCGCTCACTTCTGATTTGGAACCTTGTGACTTTGAAGATAAAGAAGCATGGTGGCGTGGGGTAGCCGATTTTATTTCCGTAGATGGGAAAAATGCTTTATTGGTTGATTACAAAACCGGCAAATCTGCAAAGTACGCAGATACGAAACAACTGGAAATTTTATCGCTTGCTATATTTAAACACTTTCCAAAAGTTGAGTGCGTTAAAGGTGGGTTGTTATTTTTAGTTTCAGAAGAATTTAAAAAGGCTAATTTTTATAAGGAAGAAGAAGAAAAATATTGGTCTAATTGGGATACTGAGCTAGAACGATTGAATTTATCTTTTGAAGCTGATACTTGGAATCCCACATCTAATTTTACTTGTCGTCAATTCTGTCCAGTTTTAGACTGTGAGTACAATGGGAGGGGGTAAAAATGCCATTGAAGAAAGGTAAAAGCCAAAAAGTTGTCGGGGAAAATATAAAGGAACTCATAAAATCAGGACGACCTAAAGACCAAGCTATTGCTATTGCTCTTGATAAAGCGCGAGGTAAATCAGATGCCGTACAAAAATCCAAAACAAGATCGAAATTACAAAAAAGAGTATCAGCTTCAGAAAAAAAGAAACGAAAGAAAAGCTCGAAATACAAGAGAAAGAGCTAGATACGAAGCTAAAAATCCCGGCAAAGATAAGAAGATTACAGATGTTAAAGGCGAAGACATTGATCACAAGAAGCCTTTATCCAAAGGTGGTACAAATAAACCCTCCAATTTACGGAGTGTATCACCAAGTAAGAATAGGTCATTCAGCCGTA